CAGCGATTCTGATGACCGCGTACTGCTGAATCTCAGCTCGATGCTCTGAACTCAATCCTTCAATCTCCGATGCAATACCGTTGATGGGTTCTTTCCAAAACCTATCGAACCATTCACAGATTTCATTTTCCACTTTTCCCCCTTTGAACGCAGTTATCCATTCGCGTCAACTTGACACTTGTAATCAAAATGAAATATTGTTATATGAGGCGCGTTATTAGGCTGTTTTCTGCTCTTCCAGTTTAAAATTACAGCGAGGACAGCAACCAGAATTTGCTGGCACGTCTAGCAGCTCAGATACGCTTATCCCAAGAGTATGAGCCAAGGCGGCTAAGAACACGTAGCGCGCCCTGGTATGGCCGGTGAGGAGTCTCCATAACGTGGAAAGATTAATTTCCAGTATCTCAGCTAGATCCGCACGATTCAGACCCTTCTCGATCATTTTGGATTCGACCAGCTCCATGTTTATTCTCTTAAGTCGCTTGCTTCTCATGAAAACCAATATACGGCTGAACCATTCATTCTGCAATATAAAAGAATGGTTCGAGCGACTACAATGCACGGCCAAACCATATATAATTGTAAATGTTGAAAACACTTGAGGAAACTCTATTTAATAATCTCGTACGTTTACGCAAGTCGAAAGGGTTTCGCTCGCAAGAAGCTTTTGCAGAAAAGGCAAATATCCCCTTTCCAACTTATCGTGACATAGAGCGAGGTAGAAGCTGGCCCGAACGCAAGAACTTAGCCGCAATTGCTCGAACACTCGGAGTTCCAGAATCCCACCTATTCCTAGACCCCGACCTGGCTCCGAAAGAAACCTTTTCATCCCCCGGTATCCTTGAACTCGCCCAAAAAATCGCAGAACAGGCCCAGGAGATCGAGCGGCTCAAGTCCGCCTCAATTCAGGTCGAAAAAACGGAAGTACCCTCGCTTAGGGACCCCCTACTCGCCCGTGTAGCCCGGCTGGGTCCGGTGGGACGCAGGCACCTCATGCACGCCATTGAAGCGATCGAGGAAAACGAGGCAGACGAGCAGCAAGATCGAAAGCGCCGGAAGTCATGATTCTTGCTAATGAATTAAATTCAGTTCTTTATGCTTTGCGCCGATGATAAACTTAGTTAAAGGAGGGCATGTACATGGACCAGCATTTTAGAAAATCTCCCGTTTTCCCTGCCTTCCTGCTTGGGATTCTTCGGACACTTGATATTTTTGGCGTTACCCGGTTTCAACCCAAAGAAAACCGCGCCCCATACAAAGTGCTTGGTTCAGAGCGTGACCGCAATGCATTTCGTTCGGACTGGAACCACATCGGAGGCGACTTCCAAAATTCTGTAGCCACCTTCCGCAAAAGTCATAAATTATAATCATGTCTGACAAAAATAAAATGCTCATCGAGGCCACGCAGGACTCTGACGGGAACCAATCCGTTACAATTGGCATCACCGACAACCTTCCAAATCCCATCCTTGTCGAGCACTGGAACCAGTTAGTTCCGACCGCCGCGCGAGAGATCCTCACCATGGCGCGGGATGAGCAAAAAAATCGTCACGCGAATGACAGATCTGAGCGGTGGTCAAAATTGATCGGGCAGCTCACCTCTTTTGTGATCATCTTGGTTGGCTTAATTGGAGCAATCGTTCTGATTCGAGAAGGAAGGCCAATCGAAGGTCTAACTATGTTTTTTGGCCCTCTAGCAACGCTGGCTGGTGTCGTCTGGATGTTCAGAAAACCCATTGAATCACAGATCATAAAAAAATAGCTACGCAACGCTCAGTAGCTCGAAAATAAGCGCAAGAATTCGCCTCAATTTCTTCCGCACTTCTTCTCCAGAAGGAACCTCTTTCAATCTCACGATTCGGTCTTTTGGGAACTCGATCACGATAGCCAAATCTTTGATGTTTCTCATAGGCGCACTTCTTCCTACCGATAAGATCGGTTAGCTGCGCCTCTGATTGCCTGAGAAACTAACAGAGGTGTCCCATAGGGGTACGTTTTGCGAGGACGGCGGAGCATGGGTGTTATACAGCACACTCCGCCGCCCTACTGTGTTCAGGTTTCCCTGAAGCCTTGAGATATCGCATTGCGTCGCGATGGTCGACTTAAGTATTCTTAACCAGTCTACATCTTAAAGAGAACGCCCCGGTTTGCATGCTCCGCATATATGTGGAGCTACACCAAAATGATGCCCGAACTTACCGTTGAATAATGGTAAAAGTCGTGCTCGAAAAGATGCTCAAACGTAAACGCATGACCAAATACCGTTTCGCTAAAAATCTTGGCCGAGACATGAAACACATGGACCGATACTTTAAGCCAGGGATAAACCCCACCGTAAAAACTCTCGAAAAATGGGCCAACGCGATAGGATGCAAAGTCCGGGATCTGATCGAGGAGTAAACCCATTTAAGAAAACTTAACTCAAGAGTTCTAGTGTCGTCGTCGATACCACCACCATGGGAAGGCGTTCAAGAAAAGACACAAGAGACGACACCACTCAAGCTGTTACTGGAATTCTTATACTCCTTCCCTTCCTTTTTCTCTGTTATTTGGTCGGTTTTAAAGCGGCAGTGGTCTTGACCATTTTTGTTATGTCGGCGCTTATTCTCTTCACGATCTGGAAAGATCCGAAGTTACGCCTCTCGCGCCTGTCTCAACATAGACTTCTGCTTGATACTTGGCTTGGCAGATCGCCTCCCGATCACATTCGACAACGCATACTCGCGATGATTGAAAAAAATAAAGTGGAAACACAACAAGTTCGAGCGCAATTAGGACTCGATGACGATTTCGGCGAAGCAGATCCACAATTAATCAATAGAATCACTCAGGCGATCCAAAATGGAGAGGTTCTGAAGATCCGCTACCATGGAGGGAGCCAGCCGGGCGCAGTCCGCGAAATAATTCCGAAGGAATTTGATGGAATTTATATCACTGCCATCTGCGTTAGAACAAAAAGAAGTAAGACTTTCTTCCCATCCAAAATGGAAATTCTCCCATATAATGAAAAAATTCCGGTCAACTATGAGCCCGGAAAGTATGCCTCACACCATAAGCGCGCAAGCTGATGTATGTCGCCATTTAAATTTTGACGTTTTGAATTACTTCCACGCTAAAAACCGCCGCGCCGTCAGAAGTTTCTTCGCGATTCTTTCGCCAAAGCTACCTCTCACCGGAGAGCTCGGAATCAGCGCTGACCACACCGCGTTTGCGATTCCTGACCCGTCTCCTAGCTGAACATTTAAAATCGAAGGGACGGTGGATTGAATCGCTGAGACCGCGCTCTGATAAAGCGGAATCCGGTAAACATCCTTCGTGCCCTCGGTGGGAGAGACCATCAAAACAACGTACTCGCCCTGAGGGTCTGATGGATTCGTGATCAGGTCAAAATAATACAGGCCACGAAAATATCCCGGCAGCTCGACCATTGGATAAGGTCCTGAAATACTGAGGTCGGGCTTCAGAACGAGAGCAACCACGTCGGTCAATCCCGTCCTGAAACCCACGGCTCTATAAAGTGCTCGGTATGCGGACGAAATCTGTCCCATCTATCCCTTCTTAAAACGCTCTGCCGCCACTATAAACATTGGCAGTCAAGAACGCAGCAATCGCGTGCAAGCTGTCTGTCGTAGCGTTGAAGCCTGTTCCCTCAATATTGTTCTGCGCCTCAGCCAGCACTCCGTTCACGGCAGTTTTGATCGCCGAAAGCCCAATCGTTGCGTCCCCGATCTTGTCGGTCTGGATTTTTACCGCATCCAGTTCTGTCTTGATCGCCACAACGCCCGAGGTTGCGTTTTCGACGTCGCTCTTGATAGCGGAGACATCCGATTGAACCGAAGTCAGCGTACTCTGAAGGGCAAACCCATCGGCCGTAACATCGGATACGATCTCAGTAACAGACTTCCGAACCGTACCAGCTCCGCCGATCGCATATGCGAACGAAGCGGTGAGCTGTTCCTGCGAAGCGGTCGATGGAATCGAAACATCGACATGAAGCTGCCCGAGACTGTCCCATGTCGCCGCGACTGTTCCGGGCGAACCGGCAGAGCCAACCAAATAGGAGCCTCGATCCGCACCGGATTGGTTGACCAGGCTTACGATCACTGATTTTCCATCCGGATCAATGAGAGCATTTTGGCTATTATAGAAAGTTAACGGAATGCGATAGGTGTTTGACCCTGAACCTGGCTTGATCAACTGAGCCGGAACCGGCATCGCGAAGCCGGCGTTGTTTTGGATCGCTTGAACGGCGGCCAGGATGTTTGCAAGATCTGCCGATCCGCTTTCGAGATCGCTCTTGATCGCAGCAGTGTCACTCTTTACAGCCGCGATTGCAGTGTCCTGGGTGCCAAGATGCGCGTCCAGATCGTCCGTCGAAATCGAGCTGACGGTGAAACTGATCGGATAAGGAGAAGACTTGCCGGAGTTCGTCGCGTCCATTTCAACGCGGACGGTGTCACCATTGGCGGCGCCCCAGCTAACGAGTTGAGCTGCACTAATGGAACCGATGTAGATTCCAGGTACGTTTGTTGAGTCAAGCTCCGAAAGAGTTAAAGCACTGACCCCGACGGCCTTTGCAACGCCGTTTAGGTAGGCCTGAGCCTTGATCGTCAGACCTGTCGAGTTATTTTTACCCTGATATGAAAGCGGAAGCGGTTTGAAAGACATAGTTTCTCCTTATTAAATTAAAACGCTCTTGCGTTGGAATCCTCGTCCGTGAGCGTTATGTATTCCTCGAACGTCTGCACCCCCCCTACCGTGTAAAGAACAAGGCAGGAAGTCTTTGAATTCAAATTGGGCGTCCACGCATAGAGATAGATCCCGCTCCCGCTTGGACTCTCAGTCATTGTGCTCGAAGCAAGCATGACCGCTCCCGTAGAGGCATTTTTCACCTGAACCGTGAGCGAGAGGCCTGAGACTCGGCCAGCACCTAGATCGCGCACAAACGAGAGAGGAATTGTATCGCCTACGTTGAACTGATCATTAGCCGCAAAAGCCTGGCAGCAGATAAAAAATAGCGCCACGATCAAGAGGCCTCTCATTGCGGGCACCCCGTTCCGTGCATTCCAAGAAAAAAATGCCCCATCAAAAGGCCCAGGGCAAATGGGATTGCGGGATAACTGAGACTGACTTGATAAATTTGCCAAGAAATCGTCGAGACCGACCCGTTTTTGCACGCCGTCCAAATATCGAAGGCGATCCAAATCAATGCAGTCGCTACGATTAGAATCCAAGTCAAGCTCATGACGAACCTCCCGCGGTCACGTCCCGAGCTGCAGCGAGTGTGAGATAAAGTGAGTAGATCGCGCCGTAGAGCTGCGCGTAGGTCATCGTGCCCACCACGCCGCCACTTGATGGGTCGATCAGACTAAAGCTTTGGGTCAGGTCCGATGCGACCATTTGCAGCCCTCCGGTTGGGCTCTTCATCGTGGTGCCGTCCGGAAGAGTGGTCAGAATCTCCTCAAAGAAGTTTGCAATCGGCGCCTGTGCGAAGCTGTTTTGGATCTCAATCCGGCAGCACCTCTGCCACTTCGTCTCAGTTCCTGAAACCACATTTTGATTATAGTTCGACATGAATTTCCCCTTATTGGATGCAGTGGTAAAACCAAACGTAGGCGGTTGAAGCCGTGAGAGCGGCACTCCCCTGCGTGAAGGTCATCGTCGTGGTTGCGGTTGCGGAGACGTAAGGCACCTTGTTTGCGGTCGATGGCAGGGTCGCAGTAGCCGCGTTGCCTGGAGTGACCATGCAGTACGGCGCTGACGTGAAAGCCGTCCCAAAGGTCATGGTGACGATCACAGCGCTCGCAGCCGGTGCCGTGCCTGTCGTGACAGAAATCTTTCCCGCCGTGTCGGTGCCCACAATTGCGAGAGTCGGGCTCGTGCCGGCTCCAGTACCAGCCGCCAGAGTCGGCGTACTCCCGCCCCCCACAAGGTGCGTGTGTCGTGCAGAGCCGGTAACATCGAGCAGATAGGAGGGAGAGGTGTTTCCAATCCCCACGCTGTAGCCGTTGAAGTAGCTTGCTGCACCGCCTGCGAGATTGACCACAGTGCTGCCGCCAGAATTGAGGACGTTAATTTGCTGCCCGTTACCGGTTTGGATCGTCCCGTTACCGGACGCGAGCGTAATTGATCCCGTCCCTGTCCCATCGTAAATCAGTCCAGGGCTTGAATAGGTGCCGACGTAGTATCCGCCCGCCCGAATGTTGTTCGAGGAGGTATCGATCGAATATGCGGGGCTCGCAGTGCCAATGCCTAGGCGATGAGTAGAGTCATTCCAAAAAAGCTGCGAATTGTCCTGCGTATAGACGCCAGAAGCTCCAGCAAAGACAATCGATCCTTGAGTGAAAGCATAGGTTGCTCCAGTTCCCCCGTTTGAAAGACCGATTGATCCCGAGAGGAGCGAGGTCGGAAGATATGAGTACCATGTGGCCGCACTCCCGCCATTAAAAAATGGAATGCCCGTGGGACTACCTGCTCCGGTCCCCCCATTGGCTACCGAGAGATTGCCGCTCAAAACCGATGTAGGAATCGTGCTCGCTGAGCTAAAAGCACTGCTTCCGTTTGCCATCACATAGCCGGTAGAGAGCGAGTTTTGCCCCGTTCCACCTTGGGAGACGGGAATAATATTTTCCGAGGTGGGTGAGCTTGACCCATTGAAGTACAGAATGCCTGTAGGACTTCCCAAGCCTGTCCCGCCGTTTGTATATGAAAGATTGCCGGATAATACCGAAGCCGGGATTGTTGTCGTCGATGAGAATGCGCTACTTCCGTTTGCCAAGACGTATCCGGTAGCTAAATAGTTCTGTCCCGTGCCCCCCTGTGTGACGGGCACGATGGATTCTGAGGTCGGAGTCGATCCACCATTGAAATACAAAAGTCCGGTCGGACTTCCAAGCCCCGTGCCTCCGTTTGTTACAGGGACGTTGCCCGTTAAGCTCACATTGCCGCCGCTCGCGCTCAGCGGAGCCGTTGCAGTTACCGTTGCGCTGATCGTGGCCCACGAAGGATTGCCGCTTGAGCCCCCGCTCTGAAGCACCTGGCCCGACGAGCCCGGAGCGAGTACGGTCCAGCTCGAGGCGTTTCGGTACAGCATATCACCCTGAGCGGACCCAAAAACTGAGTCCAGAAGGGCCGTTTCAGTGATCCCATACGGGAGCTGAGTCGTTCCCGAGATATTGCCCAAAATCTGCCCAGTGCTAATCTGAGGCGAAATTGTGCAGGAGATCTGTCCGTTGTCGACATAGCCCGCAAAGGCGCTCGACACGAAGAGCAGGAATATCCAAAGCACTTGGATCATACCTATGGGTTTCTTCATGGAGCAGTTATCGCTGAGCCCAGCGAAAGTGGAAGGTCAGCCCTTTGGCTTAAATGGCGATCAACCTGCCTTTTTCTTCGCGGCCGCTCGCTTAAAATCAACAACCAGTTTTTCCGGTGTGCTGGCTAGATCGGGAATATCCGACAATCGGACGGGTTGAAGACCCATGCGCTCCGCAACCATCGCACGGACAGCTAACTCATTAATTCGTGCCAGACGCTTAGTTTGTGCACGCTCCCATTTCAAAATGGACGCTGCCGAAAGGTCAAGTTGAGACGCAAACTTTTCCAATGAGAGCCCAATCGCCTTTCTCAAAAACTCAACTTCGAGACCACGAATAGGAATCCGCTGATTGATCATCTCAACACATATCTCGCGCTCCATATCGGCGGGCACGATGTCGACAACCTCCCCGATGTCCTTGTCTTTGCTCACTCGAATGGGAAGATCTCTTAATTCCAAGTAGCTTAACCCTGCATATCCATTTAATGTCTTCCGTTTCATTTTCTTCTCCTAACTCTCCGCTTCATGACGGTGATGATCACAGTCTTGTTTTCAATCTTGCAAACGATTGCGATGCCCCTGCCGTTGAGCCTAATCCCGCTCACGCGGTAAAGGCCGTTGCCCAGTACCGCAAATTCCGCACAAGTTTCAGCAATCCGAACGATGTCCGCATTTGTGAGTTTTCGAGCCACCATCATATCGAGAGCGTGTGACCGTAACAGGTAGTTTCCATCCTTCAGGTCCTTTAAAATTTTGTGTGTAGCCAGCTCAATCACCATATAAACATAATAGCACAGACGTTTACTAAGTCAATGCCTATGTAAATACAGATAATTAAAATATTTACTTAGTCATTGTGAAAGTCATTGACTATTTATACGCATTGCGTTATTCTGTATTCAGATAGCGAGGAATTAGAAATGAACCAGGGACAAAATGCATCGAAGAAAAAAGTCATCTACTGCCACGATAAATCCGAACGCTTGCCGTTCGGCGTTTATGAATGCGACACGGCTGCGCGCAAGGTTGAGCTCGTGGCCTTTTACCGATCAATCGAGGACGCCTCTCAAGCTCATCCCGAAGCGCGAATCGTCGAGCTAAACAACCAGATCCAAGCGGCCTGACCTAAGAGTAACTCAGGGAGGCGCGATCGTCCCAGACCTGGTCGAACTTAGAATTCCCGTTCGCCCACTCCTCAACTAAATTGCCTTGCTCATCGAAGGTAATGCGTCTGATCCGCCAACCCGCTTGAGAGGTGAGAGTTCCCGGATAGGCCTCCCCCTTGTAGAGCAAATCAGCTCCAACGAAGTCCGTGCGCTTGGCGAAGGCCATATTATCCTCCGAGAGCCCCTGCGGCCCTTGAACTCCTATCGTCGAAACAACGGGCGCACGCGGGCTAGAAATTTGAACATGGATTGCAGGGGGGGTTAAAATCTTTACGCTTCTCGGAGAAGGAACATCATTTTTCACCGAGACATCTAACGTCTCTTCTCGAGGGACCTCAACTATCGGGGTTCGTTTCTTTCGGACCCGGGCCCGTAATTCACTCATCGCGTGACCTGAGGCCAGACATTCACGATGCCGTTCAGGAGCCTTGTGACTTCTCCGTCGCTTGAAGTGATCTTCAGATCCCACACATACTGAGTAGCTACGATTTGAGCGGAAATCGCCGGACTGACGGGCAGAGCACTTGTCTTAGGCGCAGGCAATGACAATTGAATTGTGCCGGCCACGGGATCAATCGTGCAGGTGAACTCGGCAATCTTGTTTTGGTCCGAATACTTTGCTCTGATTTGAGCCTGCGCGGTGTAACCCGTCAGATCGAAAATCTCTCCGTGTTCGTGCTTAATTGGAGGAATCAGCAAATTAAACGTAGTCCCCTGCTCAATATCGAGATCGCATTTTCCGGCCGCCATGATTACCCCTCCCATCCACGGGAAAAATGCATTCCATCTTTTCGGTGGAAATGACCTCCCCAGGCGAAACCTTCATCCGTGAAGCACTTCACTAGTTCTGGACTCATCGATGGCTCATCCCCTAGCCGATTTGATGCCGCGTTAATATCAATCGCGAGTGCATAAGCATGGCAGGACAGAGATCCGGGCTGACCTCGAACGTCGCGAATCATCTTGCAGCCGTCGAACGAAAGGAGTTGAGTATCAAGTTTTCGCAAAACCACGTTTTCAAGCGCACTCAAAAGCGGGACAGACATGTCCTTGTTGCAGTAGACGTGGAACACCGGGCCGCAGGTCAGGGAGTTGACCCACTTTAATTTAGGGTGCGGTGTGATGATCGCGCAAAATTCACTCTCACGTGCCCATTTCCCATCCACAATCGCGCCGTATTTTGATATCGCGTCTTGTAAAGTCATTGAAGCTGACCCCATACGAAAACCAGAAAACAACCAAGAAGAAACATCGAGATACTTGCAAACCAATGCGCATTCTTCACGGCGTACTCGGCTTCGGTAAAAGCTGATCCATCACATTGTTGTATTGGTCTCTTTGGACAGACACCCAATCCTTGGCGTCGGCATCACAAAAAGGTTTAAACTCGTACCCGCCAGCATCCAACTTGCGATAAAACCCGTAGTCTTTTAGGCGCGGCTCCTTGTCGCATAGATCTGAAGGCAAGCCATTGTTCAGCCAAACTGCCGCATCTACTTGCTCGCGAGTCACCGAGCTACACGCCTGGAAGAGTATCCCGCCGCTGAGTAGGCTCAGAAACACCGGAAGGAATACCGGCTTTGCTCGAATTAATCGCTGTCTCAATCGGTCTCTGATCATGGGTCTGTACCGCCTGTGAAATTGCGGCACGATCACCTTCGAGCATTGCCGCATACTGTTGCGCCACGTAAAGCGCAACGATTTGGTCCCACCAGGATTTGAGCACTGGTATGGCGGTAAAGATCGCAGTGAGCGTGCCGAGAATTGCTGCCATGTATTAAGCCTGCGGAGGAGCTATCGGAGCTGCCGCTGGAACTGGAAGCGGTGCCGGAGCAGGAATGTTTCCATTGATGAAATGGACAATGCTCCCAATGTAACCCGAAACCGTACCGATCCAACCCGGAGCGGTTTTACCGAAAGCCTGAAAACCCTGTCCAACCGCATTCAACACGATGCTGATGCAGCAAAACACGGCCAAAATCATCGTCAAACTGCTACCCGATAAAAAACTCTGAATAATTGCTGTCATTTTAGTTCTCCTAACCTCTATTTATAAATTTCCGCAAGCCCAATGCCCGCAGATACGATGAAAGAAACTGCCACAGAGGCACCCAGTAGCTTCCACTTAAAAATTTGTTGAGACTCAATTTTATCCTCGATGGACTTGAGCCTTTCATTCGTGATTTTTGCGTGTTCCTCAAGTCTTCCGAGTAATCGTGAATCTGATTCCATTAGTTCACCAAATATGTGTAAGTAAACGTGATGTCATATGTACCAGCCACTAAAGGAATACTGAAATAAGCTACGCTACTTCCATTGCCACCAATAACAACTCCCGTGGCGGTACCATAACCACCGGTTGGCCCTGTAGTGCATACCCCGGTAATCTGAGCGGTCGATGGACTAGTTGTTGGGACCGGGGTAGATATGATAAATGCTGCGTTGGTCGCAGTGACCACCAAACTAGGGATGATCCCAGAAACGGTGACAACGTTCCCCACTCTCATCCATTGAGTGGTTGCAGTGGGGGTATTACTGACATGCACTACACCTGCAACCACGGGTGATGCCGTGCCAGATGCAACGGCTGGACCTGAGCTACCTTGAGTCCCACCATTGTTGTGGATATTGGCAGAGAGCAAGCTTTGTGGACTCGTAGTCCCGATACCTACGTTTCCATTTCCTAAAATTTGCACCCTATTTGCACTATTTGTGATGAAAACCAGTGGCGCATTGTTTAAGTTTCCCAAAAACATGGCATTTGGTCCGCCGGGGCCAGTGCTCGTAGATGAGTTTTGAGCAATGAATCCCTCCGAGGAGTCCTCTAAGAGTGAGATTACTGCGCGTGCAGATGAGTTTGAGGAATTATTTTGTAGCCTGATTTCATTGTCGGCTGAAACACTTGCGATTATATTCAAGGTGGTTGCTGGCGAAGTGGTCCCGATCCCCACTTTCCCGCCATTATAAACGCCAATGCCTGAAGTAGTGCCTAAGACGCCAGCACTGTTATATTGAAAATCTCCCGCATTACCGGCGGCGGTAGATCCTACCGGAGAGAAGGTCGAACCATTATTTGAATATTGAAGCTGCGATGAACTTGAATTCCACTTGATCCGTGGATTTCCGCTTCCAGATCCAATATTAAACTCGAGTGTCTTGTCCGTGTTGGATGCATTTCCAAAACGGAATTTGTCTGAACTCGTCCCGGAGTCGGCGGCCTGAGCAAGTTTAAAGGTAAGAAAAAAAAGCGCTAAAATTATTCTCATGATCATTCCTCTTTAAGCCTGGATCAGGGAGGCGAGTCCAACGCGAAGAGTGCCAACGTAATTCGTTCCGGCAATGTTCGATGATTTGTAACTGACCTGACCTGAAGTGTTATCGATAAAAAACAAAATTCCGTGATCTAAATCCCCACGCGGCTCAAAAGTGAGCTGCCACGCGGCGGCGATGGGCTTCCACGAAATCCAAAGTTCTCCCGAAGCCTGAAGTTCGATCGAATCGGATTTGACATAGACGCTGACGATAAACCGAGCGGTGTCGATTTTCGCGTTGTCCAAAAGCAGTCCCACGATGTTTTGCTGAGCACTCTGATTGTTTAGAATATTTACTTTGAGCGGAGCCACAACTGGACCGCCGGCCGCAAGATTTCGGATGGCGGCCAAGAGCTGAGCGGTGTTATTCGGGTTGGTCAGATCTCCAAAGGTATGAGTCTGGTCAAGAGTTTGGCCAGAGCCAATGATCGCATTACAGATCTCCTCCTGCATGACGTTCAACCATTCTCCTGAAACAACCGTTGGAGCTAATCCGGTGAGAGGGTTTCCCTCCTGAAAGTGATTGTCCGTCGTAGCGTTTGCCGTATCGATTCTTTTCATGACTCAACTCCCGTAGTAAAAATGAGGTGTGCTCTGCGATTGCGCAGCTTTCTTAATGACCGCCTCAAGTATTGAATTTCTCCAGCTCGTAAGCGGCTGGCCGGCTGAATCCCCGGCTGAAAAATGCCTCACGACGATGCCGGTTGCGAAAACTCCCCAGTGCCCGCGCCAGGACGGGCTGAAAACTTCTTTGCCCGCGGTCCCTGTACCGGCGCAAAAGGGGGTAAAATTTCTCACCTTCACGCTGTACCCAAAAGATTGAGCAAGAGAGGCGAAAACGTCATCACTCTGACCGCCCGGATCTGTCAATTTTCGATGGACGTCCGCACGTCTTTCATCCAAAAGCGTGGAGATTGCTTGAGTAGAATCGGGAAGACTGACAAAATTTTCCCAGTCAGAAATCAGATCCTTAGCGGTTCTAGGGTCAGCTTCCTCAAGAATGGAATCAATTGCCTGGTCAACTCGAGCAAGTTCATCAGAGATTCCTAGAAGGAGCGTAAAAAGGACTCCAAATCCATTTCTAAGCCAAAGTTTTCCCTTCGGCAGTAGCCCCTGAACAACCTCGACATACTGCGCGCTGGTCATTGCCATGTAATCGTCCCAACGACAGGAACTTGCCCCTGCCCATAGGTCTGATCCGCAGTCGGTGAAACAAGCGCGTAATCATTCACGCCTGCGGCAGTTCCGATTCGATCCCGGATGTGAGAGAGAAGGACGGTCGTACTCGGCCCCCCTTCGGTGATCAGGAGATCATCCAGTTCGGCTTGGACTGCCGCTCGAATCGTCGGAGTGTCTGGACTCAGGTGAATGGTCGGATTGAGCGGTATCGTTGCCGGTGCAAACACGGTGACATCCGCATGGCTCGGCTTGAGTTGATTGATATAGGCCTGGAAGGCCGCAAGCTGACCCGAACTTGGCGCAATCGAGCTTGTTTGATTATCCATCACAAAGGTCAACCCTACGGTGGAAGGGCCGTAAAGTAGCGGGTAAGGCCATGCGCGTGTCACTCCCACATATGCCAATGCCCAAACGACATAATCGCCGTCATTCCCCCCGCGCGGAGGGTTCCCGATCCGATAAAGAAGACGCGCCCGAAAAGATGCGTCCGTCTCGACATCAAACCCGCCAAAAATTCCATTCTGATCGACCACGACCGAAGAACTCACTCCGGCTGCGGGAGATTGAAGAGTCAAGATCGTCCCGGGATCACACGCAGGAGCGGCCCCTGGGTCCTGAGCCACAATCAATCCGGCAGCAGTTACCGACGAGCCCGAACCTGCCGGAATCGTCACGTCTGCACTTAAATTGAAAAGTACGCCGTCACTGCGCACGAGAACCGTCGTCGCAGCGGTTAGGACAGATCCGGGAGCCCCGGTGAAGGTCACTCCGCCAGAATTATAGGTTGCGGGCTTTAGGAAAATACCCCACCACGCTCCGATACGATAAAGATAAGGCGCTTCCGCAGTATCGGGAAAAACTTGTTTCGATAACCAATCGACATAGCCGTAGAGCAAATGAACGGCTCCGGCCATGACCTGAGCAATCACACTGATCACGGCCCGCCTCAGAACGTTTGGGGTTCCAAGTATCCGCGTAGAAAGATCGGACTTAATCCGTTGTGTGAGATCAGACAGACTCGGTCGAACGAAAGGCATCAGGTCCCCTTCTGAAGCTGTTGCGCCCAGGCGTAAGAGAATTCAAAGTTTGAGATACGACCATCAGGCCTCACAATCTCGACCTGAATCAAAAGCTCTTCATTAGTCGAAAATGAGGCGTCAACCGTAACCGTTTGAGCTACGCCGTCGGAGATCATCCACTGAAGCGCGTCCTGGCCGTATTCGATGGCTTTGGCCAAAGTCTCTTGATTCGGCGCCGCTCCTTCAAGCAGCCAAAGTTTCGAACCAATCCGATCGCCCGTATCGTCGACTGCATCCCCCCACCATCCACCGAGATCGGTTTGACCCGGAGGCAATTCATCGGGCGTAACCCTTGCGTCCGTGAAGAGAGATACAACGCAAGCCGACTCAAGTCCGTCCTCGAGGACGAGATCCTGTTGATCTAAAACAAGGTCCCACTCCCCTGAGTCATTTTCCGTGACAGCGAGATCAATATAATTTGTGGTCATACAAGGCTCCCCGGCGCATTCGTCGCGCCCGTTCCGGTGGAAGGAACCACTTGCACCGCAATCCCGGCAGCGACCTGGGCGTTTTGGACTTCTTTCACGACTTCCTTGCCGATCGCCTGCCACAGATTCTGAATCTTGGTCAGCTCAGCTCCCGTGAGCTCCGGATTGAGACCCTGAAGAACCGCCGTAATCGCATTTCCAAGCCGGGTTCCATCCATTCCTGTGCCCATAGTTATGCCTTAAATGAATCGATCTTCGATTTGATCGTATCGAATGGATCGGAGGGGTTGAGAAGAGGTTGCGGGCCGCCCATGGTCGCGGTCCTTGCCGTGATCAATGCGCCGATGAGTTCACTCAAGATCGAGACAAATTCATTACTGCCGCTTGTGATCTTCATTTTGCCTGTGTCGACCTCGAAATTTTGAGTTTTGACCTGAATGGTGTTTCCGCGCTTGAAATAGATCTGATCCCCTTCGTCCGTATAGATCGCGACCTCTCCGCCCTCGAGGCCCTTGATTCGGTAACGCCGATCCTCCACCGCAATGACAATCCCGTTCGCGCGATTCCCGCCCGGAAAAAGAGTGATGGCCTCGGCTCCCTCGAGGGGCACGGAAGTAAATCCGTAGGACTGAACTCGGGCTACGTCGTCTCGAAGTTCGTCATTTCCGAAATCGATCTGCATGGTCTGAATGTAGGTCGAGTCGTCTACCCGATTGACGTATCCTTTCCCGATCATCAAAAGTAATCGCCTCTTGAGCGGCTCGATCATCTTTTGGATCGTCCCGATCATAGAGCCCCCTGCCGAGCCAGCTTATTCCAAAGATCTTGCTGGTTATCGATCAGCGGAAGGAGTTCAAAAGCGTCTTTCCTGGTCAGGCTAATATCCGTGATCGAACCTCCGCCTGAATATCGATAAGTGACATCGGTACTCAAGAGTTCTAAATCGATTCCTAGAAACGGGATTTTGATGGGAATCAATTCATTTTCGACCCATAAATCTCCGTTGGGTTTGGTAAAACCGACGATCGAAACATCGATCACCTGAGACTTACCGGCCCGAGTGGAAGCTTCCCATCGTGCCCGTTCCGCTACAGGGATTTGAGTCGAGAGTCCGTCCTCAACGATCGTAAGCCTTCTAAAACGGTTGATTTGTGAATCGCCTGCTTTCCAAATCAATGCCTTATTTGTAAACTCCGGAGCCGTGACATCCATTCCCCCGAGCGCCATCGAGACCACATATTCTGAGAAGCGCTCCTTCTGAGAGTATTTCGATTTGACCGAAAGCAAGTTGATACCGTAGGAAAGTTGAAAACCTGCCTTGTTTTGACCGGCCCGCGTGAATACAATTCCGCCGTTTCGATCCGACACGATAAGTAATCCTCGGTACTTGGCGGCACGATCGAGATTTTGAAAGACCGTCTCTCCTGGACGAGTATCCCAATTAGGTAAGGGCTCTCCCGTGTCAACATCCGCTGAGACGGATATCCCGTACGGCTCGCAAAGTGCGGTAGCGAGATCCACGATGTCAATGGGCTTATTCCAATGCCCGGTCTTATGAACGACTGAGCAGTCTACGACGTCGGCCGTCTTGTCGCGCCCTGCGACTCGAATTCGCTTCGAGTTTGCATCGATTTCCGTATCCACGTCGTCCACGAATCCACTGATCACTTCTTGATCTTCGATTTTAAGCTGACATTCGTCCCCTGGAATGAGGGGCCATGGTTTACTCGTGAGATCCCATCTGTCATTTAAGGAAATATCGAAGCATCCTGAAACCGCTTTAATGCTTCGTTTAACCGAGACCTCGGTCCAACCCGCATAGACTGAGTCATTGACGTAAAGTTCAATTTTTGGCTCAGCCACTTTGGATCACCTTCAGATCTTTTTTTGCGGTTAAAAATGAAGGATTCACTATTCCGTTTCTAGCCAGCAGATCGGCTTCTTGAGCTAATGATTCAAATTGATCGTAAAGCAGTACGAGTGAGGAGGAGGTCCTATCAGGCGTGATCGAAATGACACTGCCTAGAGTTTGTTTCTGAGGTGGAACGGCTACGCGCAAAAGAGTCTGCATTTTTGTGAGTGCGAGATAAAGAGTGTCATCCGTCACCGTCTGCAACTGAGAATCAATCGCCGAAGAAATCTCATCACGAAGGGCCGTGGCTTCCTGATAGGACGCGCCGGGCGCTTGAGAAACCGCGACGGCAGCCTTCGCTATAGAAAGTTGCTGGACATAATTGACAATGGCCTGCTTGGTTGCCGTAACCTGTAAATTCGTCTTCGTTCGAGATATCGATAAAATCACAGGAGTCGAGGACGGGAAGCTTCCTACAGACTGAGACTGTCCGGATTGATTATTGACTCCCGGCACGATCCCGGTACTGCTGCTCCCAAATCCAATCATGCCGCGATAGGCATCTCGAATTTGTTGAGGACTGGTTCCAAGCCCTTTGAACGTATCCAGCGCCGAATTCAAAATCTCTGCTATTTGAGAAGGAGCTGCGATCGCGTTTAATATCTGAGCCTTCATATTTTTAAGAGCAAAAGCGGTCGATGCCGTTATCCGGTAGACCGCTTTTGCAGCCATCACCGCCGAATCAATCACGTCGGTCACCGAATTCAACTTGTCTTGAACCGCTGCTATTGCGGCCCCGACCAGGCCCCCGACATCATAGATCGCCTCAAGTACCGCAGCCGCCGCGCTCTGCACATCGTCCGCAGCGGCGCTTAACTGACTAAGAGCGTCCGAGGTCGCTGCCGGATAAACAAGCTCTCCTGCCTCATCAAATACGAGGGAAAATATTGCCATCCCCCCATCGTGATCAACCTCCCTCACCTTGCAATCAAGACAAACAACCTCTTTTGTTCCGAGGTAGGGATGGATTAACTGGCCAGACCCACTTTTTTCGCAGGCCGAAATCAACCTGTCTCGAAGGAGCATGTAGTTCGAGCCAATCACAAAACCTTGGAGCGGGAATCCTCTTAATTTTCTTCCCAGGTCTTCCGTGTATCCAATATCCTTTCCAGGAAACTCGTGTTTTGCAGTTCGCCTACCCGTCGACAGTTCTGCCTCTTTGACCCCGAATTCAACTCCTCGGAATGAAGCTGGCCTTAGTTTATTTCTCCAAGTCGTGCTCATGGATTCACCATGGCGTATCCCATGAATAATTCGACAGGCGTCTCACTGCTCTTTTCTGTACTGATTCTTGTACCTTTGGGCATATTTTCAAACGAGACTTTCAATGCTGTTTCTTGGCGGGAATAGGATTGATTCCCGGGAGAGATTGCGCTGATCAACTGCTGAGTGCCCGTTGCCGGCCCGAGTGATGAATTCACATTCGCAGTGAAAGGCTTTGCTCCCGAAGAAAAACCGAGAGCGTCTTTTACTTGGTCGATCACACCGAGAACAGAAGCGACCCCGTCGTTAAAGAGATTTTTCATGAAATCCCAAAAAGAAATGAACCAGGATTTGACTGACTCCCACTGCTTAATCAACTGGTAACCGGCGACCCCGATCAATGCAATAGGGCCTGTAAGTGGAAGAAGTAAGGCTCCCCATCCCGAGAAAATATTTTTCAGATATTCCCAGAAGGACCCAAACCAGGATTTCACGGCTCCCCAGTGCTCAATCAGTTCAAAGGCAGCGGCGCCTAATAACCCAACAGGGGTAAGCACAGGAATCAGGAGAGCCCTCCAACCTGAAAAAACGTTTTCAACAACCCCCCATAAAGACAGGAGACATTTTTTTACAAAATCCCAATGTACAATCAACTCGTAGATCGCAACTCCGAGAGCGATAATACCAGCAATTAAGCCAATGGGGCTACAAGCAAGAACCAGATTGAATGCCTCCAATATCGGAGTACCGCCCATGATCAAGCTAAATAAATCCTTGAAAGCGATAAGAATAGGACCGAACATCATGGATCCCAGACGAAGCGTTGTAGTCACAAGCATTGGACAGAGTTTACCCAGAGCTACGGTGAGTGAGGCAATTGAGCTAACAAGAGGAAACCCGATCGTCAAAGCAATCCCAAGCATTGCCGTATTTGCCGGGCCGATCAGATCACTCACCCATCCAATAGCGGCCCCCACTCTTTTAAGCGCGGTCCAGGCCCCGTCGGCGGCAGAAGCAATGGCATCCACGATGTCCGGTATTCGATCCGCGAATTCGTCAGCGAACTTCTTCACCTGCTCACGATGGGACCCAATGAACTCGACAAACTTATCCATGGCTTCTTGAACGGCCGGCAAGAGCGCCGATCCAATGGCGTTTTTAAGTCCAATAAGCGTGTATTCCACATCCCGGTAGGATTTCATGAACTCCTCGGAGTCTCGGACCCCGTCCTCTCCCAGGGCAAAGCCGAGTTCCCGCGCGTGGGCGCGTGCCTCTTCCATGCCCTTCGAGCCATCGGAGAGCACGCGAAGCATCTTGTTGCCGCCCTCTCGCCCAAAGAGCTTGAACGCCAGCGCACCGCGAATAGCCTCATTTTTAATCCCGGATAGTTTATCGGAAACCTCCGGCAAGATCGTCTCAAGACTCTTGAGCTTACCCGTGGCTCCATCTCGTATTTCGATTCCAAGCGCACGAAAGGCGATCAAGGCCTCGCCCGTATAGGCGGCTGCTTCCCCAATATTTCGGTTGAAACGCAGCATCGCATGGCGAAACTCTTCTTGAGACAGTCCGGCACGAGCCGCGGCGAACTCAGTCTCTTGCAGCCATCCAATATGGACGCCCAGGAGCTTCGAGGTCTCCCCGATTTCACGGCCTGATTCGGCCATGGACTTGGCCAACTCAAAGGTCGCTCCGGCCCCAAGAGCGCCCAGCGCAAAGAGCTTGGCTCCGAGCGCGAAGGCTTCTTTCCCGACGTCGGCTGTTTTATCTCGAACATCCTTCAGGCTCGAAACAAGTTGAGTCACCCCACTCGCCTCTCCGAGATGAACGAATGCGCCTCCGATTTGAGCGGCAGGCTTAGAAATTTTCGCCAACTGCGCGTTGACCATCTGGAGTGGCTTCGTGAGTTCGTCGACCGCTTCTAAGACGATCTTTACTGGAAAGCTTTGATCATTTCCCATGGTTCACGTGCTCTTTAAGACGCGCCATCCAGAATTCAATCTGAGCGACGTCCATTGCCCAAAGCTCTGAAGGCTGGAAGTGAAAGAAAGTGGCCAAACAACCTATTTGGCTTTTCCAGTCTCCCGGCCACTCTTCATAAAATTTCCAACAACCTCCAAAACCGGAAATGTGTCGTCCATTTCGAGCCGCTTGATCACTGAAGGAGGCTGACTCGATAGCTTCGCAGCGAGGTCCATCAGATCTCCCATTTTCGCTTCAGCAGGAAAATCGTAGAGGTCACCGGCCAACGGACGCCGGAGGACCAATTTTTCAATCTTCTCGTTTCCATGCTCAATGGGATGAACCAGCAGAATTGTAACGGCCTCTTTCATCTTAGAGGACCTCCGTCAACGGGATGGTCGACTCGAACCTGACTTCCACATTGGCTTCTTCGGTCTGCGCTTTTCCATCGGCGGCGTACCACATTTGAGAACCGGCGATCACCTTGCCGTTGGCCAGTTCGAGAGTGACTGTAACGCCATCCATCGTGACTAGGCTCTTGAGGCTTAATGCCGAACTATCCGTCAGCTCGCCTTCAATGAAAGGCACCTGAGGGACTTCTTTGTAACCATGGACACCATCGGAGCCCATGACGGCTTCTCGCTTGGGTTGACCAAGGTTATAGGAAAAACTCCCCTTCGCGTCATACTGCTGACCGTCGATCTTTAAGTAAATGATCCCTGCACGGCGTTGTTGACTTGCCATTTAATCCCCCTTTTTTATACCAAGAAACCGATCTGCGTACCCATCACTCGGAGCTGATCCATCACATGGGCCGGCACGAGGGAATCCAATCGATCTGGATCCGTTGCATTTCTCTCAACGATCAGATTTGCTGCAAAAATGTCCGTGTCTTGGACCAATCCACGAAGCGCCCATTGCTCGTACAATTTGATAATTTCAGATTTTCCGAGCTTCGGAGTCATAATAGACTGACCTGGGCCATACTTCGTGCCATCATTTCCGAGCTTAAATCGAGCATATTTTGTCGCAAATAGCGCGTTGTATTCATACCGAAGAAGAGACAACGTCAGAAGCTTTTCGAGCGAGAGATACGACGTATCCGGTGCGCCTAGAGCATTCGTTTTATAGGTCGTGATGATTCGTTCGATCACGACTTGGTCACCCGCTGCCGTTTTAAAGGAACTAATACCGTCGTAAAGAAGGAGATTTCTCTCCTCAACGGTACGACGATCCAAAAGTACCGGAGCCAAAACCGTCGGAAGTGCTAAAGTCTGAAGCGGCATCGCAGGGTCGTTCTCGGCAGAAAGAGCAATAGCGGCCGCAACCGACGCACAAATCACCCAGAGCGGAGAAGGGCTGCTTTGATCATCGACAATCGAATCCTGTTTTGAGTTACGCGAATTTCCAAGAGTCGCCAAAGTCCCAAAACTGCCCCGAGCCGCCGTGATCAGTTTTCCATCATTTTGACGAACCGGACCCCAACGGTCTTCAAGCTCATTTTCGATGGCAGTTAAACTTTGAGCATCAGTGTAGGGCATCGAGATCAAATCATATTGAGTCTCGCCCATTCCTGAGATCGCCGCAGTCAAAGATGGGTTTCCGCCGCCGCCGCTTAACGGTGCAACCGCAGCGGTCACCCCTGCCGGCAAAACGTCGTCTGAGTAATAATTCACCCGGACATCTAAACTATTGCAAACCTCGCCCTTATGCTTGGCCTGCAAATTGACTTTGCTTAAATTTGTTCCATCCACAGCAGCGGTCACAAAACACCCGCCGTCAGCCGAGAGTGCCGCTACGAGTGCGGCTGCAATCACTTGGGAGGTGTCGGCCGAGGCAACGGCGACCTGATATTGAACTCCGCCGATATACACGGCAAGAATCCCGGCCTTCGTTGCAGGGCCGCTGATCGTGATCGAGCCTGCCGCTACAACGCCTGCGGAATTGTCCGAGAGCGGAATCGCCCAGGTCGGAAGGCCGCTTGCGATCTGAAGACTGGCCTTGCCCATCGATGAGAGCATGGAACCCTGTCCGAAAAGTGCGTCAAGAGCTGCGGGATTCGTGATCTGAACCGGCACATTGACTGCGGCCGATCCGCCCGGAAGCTTCTGGCCAATCAGTAAAATGCTTTCCACCTGAGAGGCAGTCTGAGAATTTCCCGACGCAAACTCGGTAGAAAAAAATGGAACTCGAAGGTTTCCTGGAACCAGATTAAACTGAATGGTCATCGTTCATTTCCTCACTTTTTATCGGAAGGTTTTTCTTCCTTTTCAACCCGCTTTGCATCGCCCTCTGCCAGGCGTCGCAACCAGAAGGTTGTCTCCGGAACGTCACGCAACTCACCTGGCTTTAAAATCAGCTTGGACCCCGGATCTCGAACTCTTTTCCCATCCACAACCATGACCTTCATCGCGTAGCCCTCATTTTTAGTTAACCATTGAAATGAACATTCGTATCAATGTCGGCGGAGCCTCCCGCCGGATTCTTGTTCTCGATTTGACTGGAAATTGAATGAAGATCCGTCAAGGCGTCCGGACCCGTGATTTCTTCGGGCCAATATCTTCTGTAAGTGACATCAAACTTAATTTTTGCACTGAGCGTCGGCTGATTACCCTCTCCGGAGGCGGTAATATCAGTCGTTCCAAGAAGGCAATCCATGGCAGTTTCTCCCAGGGTATAATCCTGAGAGATTAAATCCTCGACCTGCATGCAGATCGTATCCACGAGATCATCGGCCCATTCAGACATTTTGACAGTCACTTCGACAATCAAATCCAAAGCGATTTTCAGCGACCTGGGTGCTTCTACTTCAATGCTCGGAGAATCATTGAGAGTGTAAACACAAATGGCAGGAAGTTCTTTTTCCCACAAAGGAATAACCCGATTGGGAAACACGCGCTCCTCGGCTAGAGTGTTGCCCAAAATCATGGACATGACCTGTTTTCGGATGAGCGTCCGTTGATGATTTCTAAGCCTGACCATTACCCATTAGCTCCAGATAAAGCGTTGCTCCGCCACGACCGTCGGGACGATCTTCGATAACGGAATAAAGTTTGCCGCGAATTCGTACACGATCAGAAGGTCCTGGTTCATCACTTAAATCTGAAAGTATGACCCCAAGTTTTGGACGCGTAGAACTCACCGGATCCTGCGACGAAGCGTCCACTTGCTGAAAGGCTTCATCAAAAATCCCACGGATTCTTTGTTCATCCCCCTTCGCAGGAAGGTAGTGAACCCATTCCCCAAACACGTTAGGTCGGGTGCAGGTGCGAAGCACTAAATCAGCCAAGCGGTTAAAACTCATAAAATTGAGTCGGCAGCCCCATGGACTGAGCCGCCGACCCTTCCCACAGCAAAATGGTTATTGTACCGTACCGATCAGCTTCACGCGAACCGTCAAATCACCCGCCAAAGCCGCAAGCCATGCGGACCCAGCGACAAGATTGGCGCCAGAATTCGCAGTATTGGTCACTTGCTTAGCAGTGGCATCCCAATAGACCTTATCGCCCTGGGCGTAAGCATTGCCGTCCTTCGCCAGATCGTAAACGCCATCATCCCAAGCTTCGACCGTGTCTCCGATGCCGCCACTTTGAGCGGCCACTGCCACCACACGACCGACGACCAAAACATCACCGGCGCTAGCCGCAGACGTCAGGACGACGCTTAATTCTTTGCCCTTCTGAACAAAATTCTTCATCGCAAATCCTTTCTTTCAAATTTCAATTGAGTTGAACTAGGACGACTTTTTGCATCGCCCTAGTTCAACTCAAACGGAGTTAGGCTCCTGGATTTTTGTAAACGCCGCGGTAGTCGATGAACTTCACACCGATATCGAGGCGAGCCTTGAATTCCAAACCTTCCACATCGAAGCCCTGACGGGTCTCGAAGAAGACGCCTTTTTGGCCTTGGAGGTAGGCAATTTCACAAATGTCGATCTGACCGTATTCTGCCATCAGATACCATGCCGTTGCGCTGACAGCGTCTAAACGTGGCTCAGACAGCACTTGGAGTCGACCCGCAAACGGATTGGTTGCCGAAGGCTGGTTTGCAAGCATGGCGGTTGTTACGAACTGATCGGCCAAAGTCTCGATTGCTGTCGGGACCAGGAGAAACTTCGGTGTCACATTGATGGGACGACCCTGCAAGTTTTTCTGTTGTCTCATCGCCGCGCGACCCGCACCGATTGCCGCAACACTGATCACGGCCCCCGTGGCAGCAAGATTCTTGTGCTTGGCTGCATTGAAAACCGCCGTACTGTCGACCATAAGTGTCTGGCCCAATCCACCGTTAGCCGAGAACAGAGCATACAACAGATCGGACTCGAGATCTGCCGCTGCACGCCCGAAAAGCATAGGGATCCGAGTAATGGCTCCCATATCATCGTTGATAATGGTTTGGCGGGTAATGGGAAGGATCTTGGCAAAAGTTCCAAGCTTATAGCTTTCCACTCCGTCCGAAATGCTTCCACGCTTGATTTCGCCGTCTTCACCGACTGGCTCAAGCTGAGGAGCATCACCCAACTGAGTGCGACTCACTGGCTTGAAGTCAGGCAGTTCGGCTTCGCGGGTAAAGGGCCGGAATGTCTGCGGAGCGGACTCATAGGCATCGCGAAGCGATTTGTTTGCCACGTTCGCGACAATGCCAGGAAGGTCCGAGGTCGTAATGGCGCGACCTGCAAGTTCCATTTTTGAGTAACCACGGGTTTTCTCACCTTTCGCTTCGAGTAATTCGCGTGCGATCTCAAGAAAGCTCAAATTCACATAAGAGCGGGCATTGTGTTCTGCCTTAAATTTCTTTGGGTCAAATCGGTGCAGTATGGCACTTTCAATCGACAGGTTGCGTGTTGCAGACTCATCCTGACTGCCCGCTTCGACACGAACACCCACACCTGGAGGTGGAACTTGTTTTGACCATTCTTCAATGATCAAGGCACGTGCTGCGTCGATCGAAACACCTTTTTCGACCAAACCCGCTGCAAAAGCCTCAGGAAGCTTAGCGGTACGAACCGCAAGACCAATTTCATTCACTCGTTTACGTTCAGACTCTACCCCTTCTTTGCGCGCAGCTTCGACAGCAACAGTCGGCACAGCCGGAGTCACTTCAGTGGTTGCCGCAGGAATGGCAGTTCTGGTATCATTTTCAGGCATTAGATTCCCCTTTATTGCGCCTTCTGCGCGCTCTACTATTTCGCAAGGATAAGATTGTTCGGAAGCCGCACGAGTCCCTGCACCCGCATCAGCACCAACAGGAACTAACGAAATCTCGTAAGGCTCCCAATCGATTGCACGATAAACAGGGATGTCCGAATTAGCCTCCCTGTATTTTTCAACTTTGAGGGTTCGGTAACCGACTGAGACGTTGCGAAGAATCCCGTCCGCAACGTCCTGCATAACCGAATCGACCTCAGATCTTTTACTGAAGCGAACCTTGGCAATGCCGCTTCCATTTTCAATTCTGGCATTATCGACCACACCTAAAACATCGCCCAGGCTCCATTGATTATGAACACCCAGAAGCGGAGCTCCGGAATTAAGTCGACTCATTCGGATATGCGCCGGGTCCATCGAGAGTTCCTCATAATAAGGATCTCCGTCCCAATCGCGCCTCAGCACTCGAGCCCCCGTACTCCAGACCAAATCAACCGTTCGATTATCTTTGTCGATGGATTGGGGAGAGAACTCGGCTGCGCGAACCTGCGTGCCTAAGTTGAGTTTCTTTTTCACGATTCATCCTCCTGGTCAGATGTCTTTTTAGGCTTTTTTCCCGGTTTAGAATCTGATTGATCTTCAGCCTCGCCAGTCTCCGCATCGAGGGGAGGCTGAGCATTTCCCTGCGCCGTCATTTTTCGCGGATCGCAATCTAGAACCAGGCCGAACTCATCCAATTTCTTGAAATCGGCTGCAAGCTCTTCAAAATGTTCCTCAGGATCGTCCCCGTTCTCGAGAATGACCTGGGAAAGAGTCTTTTGACCGGAGCGGATCTGAGCCGTATTCGCGCGAGTCTCTTTATCGACGTCGATCATCTCAGGCCTTGGAGGAGCCCACCGAGAGGTAACGCCCTGAATATTGACCCCAGATATCAACGCCGCATCGGAGAACCATCGAAAAACGGGTTCACAAAACTGAGGAACCATCACGTGCCATTGCAGCTCTGTTACGTTTTTTCGAAATTCGAGATGACCCATTCGTGCCGATGAGAAGTTTACGTTTGAGTAGTCGTTCGTGAGTGCCTCATACGTGACCCCCGTTCCGACTGAGATTCCTCGTAAAACGCTCTTGGCAAAGTCAGCCGCTCCCTGGGCCACTGGAGGGTTCGCAAACTCAATCTTTTTTCCGGGAGGCAATGTCTCGATCGTTCCTGGTTCAAGCCTTTCGAGCTTCTCGTCGTCTTTTTTTCCTGCCGGCGCATCGATAGTCCCGTCGATATCGTAAATGAAAGCGGCAAAACATGAAGCAACCTGTTCACGGGTAAGCCATGCGTCTTCTAAAACATCGAAGTCTCGAACGCGTAACAGTGCCGGAGCCAGAAACGGAATTCCATGAAGTTGACCAATGCGATCTAGCCTATAAAGATGAAGAATTTCAGAAGCTGGAACGCGCTCGGCCTGCACCCCCATGAGCTTTCCGGTGACATAGCCCCCCGGATGCTCAGGAAAAATCCAGTAAGCAACCCGTCGACCCTTTGGGTCAAACTCAATTCCTTGAATGATATAATTTTCGTCCACCTTGGTCCTAAGCCACGTCCGATTGTGATCAAGAAAGTCAGCCTCCAAAAGTTGAAGCTGAAAGGGTACGTTGAGCCCCTTCTCGGCACTCCTCACCCTCCTAACTAAAACCTCACCGCCCTCTGCAATCCCCCGCATGACCAGCGTCTGAAGCCCATAAAAGTTTGAGCGACCCGTGAGATCACAATCCGTACTTTCGGCCCATTGTTTCCAAAGATCATTTGCCTTTTTGGCTTTCCCTTTTGGACCGCCGGCCTTGGGTACAATTCCGGGCCCAACGGCGTGGGAACTCAGGATTCGGATGGCTCTTTCGGCATAAGGATTGTTGCGGACCAAGTCTCGAGATCGGTTTCGGAGTGCAGGGAGCGCCAATGCCGCCGCCGTATTCGCCGAAGATCCCGGAGTCATCCAGCCCTCGGTTCGCCTCCCGCTCGAGGCTCCCTCAAAATGGCGTTTGGCGATTTGCCCTAGTTGAGCCTCTGCGATTCTGGCACGATAACGCCTCATGCCGGCTTCCGGATTGAAATAGGAGACGATCTTATCGGGAAGAGTCGACTTCATGTTCACCACCGTTCCCGACGGCCCGTATGATCCAGACCTTTTGAAATCGAGGCAAATTTACGATTCGGACCTTTCGGCAAGATGCCGAGTTCCTTCCGCATCATATTGCGAATCTGAACCATCTCGTTAATCGACCGATATTCCACCTCTTTATCAGTGTACTTCACCCGGGTCACACCCTGGGCGATTGCGGCTTCGAGATTTTCAAGATCTTCTAATTGAAACGCCATTCATCCCCGCTTATTTCGATCCCAAAACGATTTATTTAATCTTCTTCGCACTGGCGCGTCTGAACGTAAGGGTTCAGAGTTAACCGCCACATCGGACTTCTTTTCAATAGCTGCCGGCTCTTGCTTCTTGAGCGCAACCCCAACCGCTCCCGCCTGGTCGAGCCAATGCTCCTCTTTCCATCGATCCATCCCAATTGCCGCAGCAGCCGCGCGGGCGTAAACCCGACAGTCCAATGCCTCGTTTCGATCACGGATTTTTTGCCACTCATAGTTGACATATCCGCGAACGACCCGAACCACGAGCTGCTCCGCCGTCAGCATCCGAAAATACTCTTCTCCGTATTCGGGAAAATGACAGAATCCGGAAGGAAACGACTCATTGGAATCGGTGGGCTTATCAAGGCGCAACCAGGCATAGAGTTCGGCCTTGATCGTATTGACTCCTACCGGCCATACCCGCGCGCCTCGCCTGATCTTCTTCCCTCCTAAGTTGATGTCCACGATCGTGGGAAGTCCGATCGCCTGAGTCAGCGAGTTCTGGCCTTTGATCGCGATCACTTTCGTAATGGGATGACGCCTGGTCCAGGTATAAACTTGCTGAGTATTGAAACCCGAATCGATCGCAAAGAGACGAATCGACAATCCCGCTGAACCTCCCGCGCGCTGATATTCCTTCCCCACGAGCTCGTCGAGCTCACTCCATGGCTTATCAGTCGCCGTATCACCGTAAATCACCCGATAATCAATCGACCAGCTTTGCTTCCCGACTCCCCAACCCACGACCTCAACTTCAATGCGATCCTTCTGGACGTCGGCGCCGGCCGTAAGAAATACGACCTGATCTGGCACCGTTCCGAGTGGATAGCTCTCTCTTGCATGGAAAATTTTCTCCCACTCGGGAGCATCGCCCTTTTCTTTCCACGTCTCGCCCAAAACCGTGTTGATAAAACCGCGAAGCATTTCCTGAGATTTTTGCGATTTTTCCCATAATTCCGCGCATTCTCCCCACGAAAACCATCCCAGAGGTGAATAAAGGGCAGAGATATGAAAACCCGCGACTTTTCCGTTCTTAGCCCCTGGCTTATCCGCAATCCATTTGCCGCGCTCGAGCATTTTGGTTTTGTGATGCTCAAGGATTTCCTTCTTGCAGCTTTCGCAGACATAGATGGCCTTATGAGGCTCACCCTTGGGCCATTTGACCTGCCCCCACTTGAGCACCTGAAAATGCTCACAATGAGGGCAAGGGACGTAATATTTCCGCTGATCGGACTCGTCATAGGACTTCTGGATCCGGGAACGACCATCAAAGGTCGGCGTTGAGCACTCGAAGATTTTTCGGCGAAAGAAGGTTCGCGTCCGGGCGCGCGCGAGCGTGACCGGGTCCCCTTCTCCGTCCACGTCCTGGGGATAACCGTCCGTCTCGTCGAGAAAGAGAAACCGAGCAGGCATCGACCGAAGGCCAACCGCTGAGTTTGCTCCCACAATCGCCAAGAGCCCCCCCGGGAATTCCTTCATTAAAAGGGTATTGCCTGAGTCTCTCGACCGCGCGGGTTTCACCTTACTGGCAAGCCGCGGGCATTCGTCGATCAATGGCTGAATGCGCTGTTTGGATGCGCGCTTGGCTAGAGCGTCCGTGGGCTGAACCGCGATCATCGGAGCAGGAGCGTAATCAATCACAAAGCCGATCCAGTTATTTCCGGCTTCAGTCCCTCCGACCTGAGCCCCTTTGGCAAATACTACCGTCTCAATCGGAGAACAGGGAGAGAGGCAATCCATAATCTCCCGAAGGTAAGGAGTTCTGTCCGTACTCCAAGGGCCCGGCTCGGCGCTCGACTTCTGAGGGAGGTAGCGATGCCGGTCAGCCCACTCGGAAACCGTGAGCATCGGATCCGGGCGCATCCCCCCGAAGAAAGCGTCAGTCGCTACCGCTTGAGCGTTTGCGAAGTCTTTCATGGGTGAGTTCCTCAAGAGCCCTTCGGAGTTCCTTCTCCAAAAGAATACTTACGGCGTGAGCGTCCGTTTCACTGGCAAGTTTGTGGGAGATTTTGGCCGGTAACGAAAGCATCGAGTCCCGGACGATTCGGGCAAGCTTGAACAGACTCTTATTGACCGCCTCGACCGCGACCAGGCTGCCCGAGAGTTTTCGATACTCAATTTCCTTAATCCGAGCCATGTACTCTTCGCGCCGTGCGCGGGCTTTCATAAAGTCGGGAGTTTTTTCGTCGTCTGCTAGAAAATCGTCTTCACTTTCAAAGTCTTCTACGTCAGGAATTTCGTCATCGATATTGTCGGGAGTCCTATCGATCGGTTTCAGCTTTCGAGCGAATTCTTCAACCTTTTCGGCGTAAGCGGCAGGGACCTTTGAGACGTCCGTATTGCTGTCCCACTCGCGATCGGCTTTTTTTGAGTCGATTTTCTTCTCGCCCTTTTTTCCGACGACCTGTGAAATGCGGCCCGACTCAACCGCGCGCTGAACCGTCTTCAGAGCGACGCCGCGATGCCGCGCATATTCGCGAAAACCCATCAGGGCCATGGATTGGTCCACTTTTTTCGTTGCACCGCGTGGTGACGCGCCTGGGGTGACGGCACATATTGACATGTGTCACTAGATGTTTGGCGCGCTCGGCGCCACCCGCCCCTTCTAAAACGCAGGAAGAACCTAGGCCCATGGGGGGGGCACAGCCACATAGCGTGCCAAGCTGTGAACCTGCGTCCGGATTCACTCATGAGTCCCACATCTCCCATGGTTATTTGCCTTTGGCGTTCGCGATCGCGCGTCGCAGATTGAATTTCAAATCATGTTCAAAGTTCTTAATAAATGCAGTGTACATCCTATCCATAATGGGCCGATTCACCGGCAAGTCTTTCGCGGCATCGGATACACGTGTTCCGTAAAGTTGAATGATGGGAAGCACCTCTTTGTTGTGGTTCTTGTAGATTCGACGCTTTGAATCACTGTGTTTTTTTCCTAGTGCAATCTGGCGCCGTTGAAATACGCCCACGTGACCGCCCGGCATTGTTGCGATAAACGCATGACTGATGATCTTACGAACTCCCTTGACGTTCACAGACACGCCGGTAGCGGTCTGCCTCGGCTTGTAATCGGTCAACGCAATCGGCTTATCAGAGAATCCGATACCCGCTGACATCTGGTTCAGCTCTGCATGCGAAGAGACCGATCTAAAAACTGCGATAGGTTTTTTAATCTCGCTTTGCTTGAGTTTGATATAACCAGCGATTTGTTTCGCCCCAATCGTTTTTCCGGAAGTCGCCGCGCGATTAATGGCATGAAAAAATGAACGTTTAACCACATCGTCACTCATCTGGCCGACCAAATGACTGAGCTTCTTAATTTCCTTATTAAGATTGATCTTGAGCATGACTATTCACTCCGTTTGGAAAGCGGCACTTCCATGTGCCAAGTCTCCTCCTGAGCCCGTTTGAACTTTTCTTGAATAAGCTTCGATTTTAAATTCACTTAAACCGTATTCGATCACCTTATTTCTGATGCCCCGAAGCGAGATACCCAATGCCTGAGCAGCGCGCGTTTTGTTGCCATCAGTCGCGCGGAGTGCGGCTTCAATCAGGTCACGTTCGACCTGTTTGGCTTTTGGAATACCTTCGTATTCAACGCGGACGTATAGTTTTTTAATTATCTCGATCGACAATGTCTAATACCTTCTTTTTTTGGTAGGTCTTCACGGTTCCGTCCGCTTTGGTCACTCTCACGACAATCGTGGCGAACTTTTTCACGGTGAGGAGCGGCGTTTGCGTCGTCGAAAACTTCGCTATGATGTACGGAACCGATCCAGCAACAAACGTTACCTGAGCACCGGCTGTCGTGGCACTCACCCCACCGGGTAAAATCACCTCAAATGTCATGTCAGACGTCAAAATCACAGGATAACGGGCATCGGAATCGCGCGAAGAGCGCCTAAATATCCAGATTGGAATGACGGCCGTATCGCCACGGATGATCTCAAAATGGTCTCTGGTCTTTTCTTGCATTTAAAAATCCTCGTCGCTGGCATCAATTCCGATGCTATTTTCTGCGATCACTTCAAAATTCCCAAACTGTGCAAGAGCGTCAGCGATCGTCTGGAGCTGCCCAATGGCTACCGAGACGTCAGTTTCGGCTGAGGCATAGAAACTTTCGCTGCCCACTTCGGGATAATTCTGCACGTCTCGAGTGGCATAGGTAGAGTCCGTGTAAACCGACTTATTAAGGACGTAGGACTTCCCCGCGACTGCTTGGAAAAATCCAACATAGGTAAAATTACCCACATGAGGCATCGGAATTTGCGCATGAAGAGTCGGTGTGCCTCCCGTGCAATCAAAAACATTCATCGCAACATAAAGATCGCTTCGATCAAGCGACACTTCAAACGGAAGAGTAATTCCGGCAGGCACTGTATTCATTTAAGCAACCTCTCCCCTTTTACTGAATCGAAAGCTCCGTTTTAAACGTAAGCGAGCCGGAATACCCGGTCCCGCTCATATTGTCGGAGGTGTATTGGACCTGTCCGCCGGAAGTCACGGTGAACGTCACCCCTGCCGCGTCGGTATAAGATCCGGTGAAAACACTGATTCGCTCGTCAACGATTGTCCAGCTCGCAGCCGTTGGCAGGTATTGGACAAAAAGATGACCCACGTTTTGGCGTTCACCGTTTGAATCCGAGCGATAAAGTTTGTAAAAAACCCGCACCGCAGTAACGCTTGCACTACTGAACGAAAGGCCCGTAACGTTTGCGGCCGAGCTTTGATTGTTCGCCACAGTAAAGCTCTGTTGAGCGACAGCCGGGTTCACCCACGTTCCATCGCCTCTCCAAAACGTCGAGGAGCTCGCACCCGTTCCGGAGTTCAGTTTCGCGACCGGAAGGTTCCCTGTAACGTCAGAGTTTCCAAGATTAACAGCGCCATAGGACCAGCTCCCGGCACTCACATGTGCCACACCCGTCGCCGTAGAGCTATCCGTCTGAGTGCCGCCATTTTTGTTTTTGACGGGCTGTCCTTGATACGTGGCTGAGGCGACCGAGGAACAAAGCAGAGTTCCAAGAATTAAGAGATATTGTTTCATGCCTGTTTTCATGCTGATGATCCCCGGTTCGCCGTCAAATTTCACTCAAAATTACTCAATATCCCAGGTCCCATTCGTCGCGAACGCCGCACAAATGATCTGGACCGAGTCGCCGGGATTCAAAGAGTAGTTTGCCGAACCATCGACATTATCAGAACCATTAGCTGCCACTGAGAGCGCGTAGGACTGAGATGCAAGGTTTTTGACCTCATGCCGCTCACCGATATTGGATGAGGTGCAGGTCGGAAGCGTGTACGTCCTGGTCGCAGTCAGTGCCGTGCCAGATCTGACGTGCTGATCGCCGGCTAGGATGCTGTAGGCAGCGTCCCCGCCGTTAACCACCGTCCAGTTCCCGGAGGCAGGCGATGTCCAGGTCATATTCCCAGAACCGTCATTGACCATATATTGACCGCTTGATCCCTGAGCCGCAGGAAGAGTCACGGAATAGGAGGTAACAGTCGCCGGTACCTTCAATTGAAGATTGCCACTGCTCGAGCCCAGAAGTCCCACGACAGGCATTGCAGCATAGCTACCGGAGAAGTCCAAAAGCTTTACGCCCGAAGCATTCCAAAAGGAACGATTCAGTGGATCAATGGCTTTCACGCCTGAAGCATCTTTGATCAGCGTCATGTACGCGTCGCCGAAAAGAAGCGCCTGACTCCCTAGATTAACCGCGCCAGACGAGCCCGGCAATAAATGCGTATTGAGCGCAACCGAGGCTAGATTATCCAGAGCCAAAGACGCTTTGCCCGAAAATTGGGTTTGAATAGCGCTCGTCACACCGTGAACATATCCGATCTCGGCCGCCGTAGTAGACGACGTCGAAACGATATGGCCGATTGAATCGGTCGTCACGGCCATACTTGCCGATTGACTCGTGCTGCCAGTGCCGCCCTTACTGACCGGAGCCGGAGCCTGAACATAGGACGCAAAAGCGATACTCGTCGTAAGCATCAAAACGATGCCCAGTAATCCAATTTTCTTTAACATATTTTCCTCTTTCAATAGTTGAACCAGTTTCCACTCACCGCGCAAAACTTCCTTGATTCATTTTGAACCGTGAGCGCATCCGACGAAAATCCGTCGATCTTTTGCAAGCCAAGCGGAGCGACACTTACAGCGCTCGCAGGCGATCCAATGTTTTTCATATCGATACAGCAACCGTCCGATGCAACCGCATCCGGGAGCGTGATCGTGACTCCGCCGCCCGATGTATCGACGGTCAGGATGTAATCCTTGGCGAGGCTAGGAACTGAGAATCCGGATGAAACCGAATTCGTCACGCGTCGCAATTTGATCACGGGAATCGTGTCCGCCCTTGCCAACCCATTGAGCGTGAACAAGACCAAGATTACAAATGATAGGTATGCCAAGAGAAAACGATAGGAGTTTCTCATTACCGGCTTTGTCGCGTTGAGATTCATTTTCGTAAATGGAGCATGCTTAGAAACTTGGAAAACCGAGCTGCTCGAGCGATTCTTTGGAAATCTTTACTTCTTCCTGAATCACCACAGACGGCCCGGTCGGGACGGCCCACATGGAAATATTTTTCGGACTCTTTTCTTTCTTAGGTCGGTCCATTCGGACCCCTAATAGCTCGGGCGACTCAGACTGATGAACCAAGAAAATCTCCATTACGGAATTGTGCGCGAATAGATCGACGGGCTCCCACTCCCAACCAAGCCCCTGATCCTCGTCTTTCATCCCGTAATATTCACACATCCCCAGGGCGTAAATGAGCTGTTTGGTCATCGGATCATGATAATATTCTGGAGAATCAAGCCGCGCGAAAAATTCACTGATTCGCTGCGAAAGTCTTTCCCTCGATACGTTAAAATTTTCAGACTCATGCGCTTGGGTGAACCCCATTAAAATCTTCGCAACCAAATGAATATCCGGACGATGACGCGCAAGCCTAGCCACAAGGTCCCACCTTGGCTTAATGATCGAGGCGATCTCGTCCGGAGGCTCACCGTAGAGCGCAACGACCTCCTCCACGTCCAAAGGATGATCCTGCTCCTGGTCGATTGGAGACATTCGATATTTTAAACGCGGCCTGGGCCTTCTTTTAACACCGACGTCCGTCACAGCGGCAACTTCGGGCTCCGCGTCCTCCGCAGTCAGCTCATTTTCTAAAATCGGCGCCGCATTCTCGGCTTCGTCCTCAGCTTCATCGTCCTCGAGGTAGCTCTCCTCAAATCCTGCCCCATCCCGGATATAATCCAGCACAGCCCCCCTACAATGGGTCTGAACGAAAGATTTCCAGGCTGGCTTATCGATTGAAGCCGCTGATTCCCATGCATCGTAAGCTTCGACGATCTTGGGAAAGGCCTCAATGACCCTCAACCGCCCTCGCTGCCGAACCTCATCCTTCTGCTCAAAAGGGAGATCGGCACCGTGCTTACCGAGATAAAACTCGATCTGCCGATCGAAATAGTCAGAAACTTGATCCCAGCTTGGCCGTTCAGATACACGTGTGTCCATATTTACGTTAATCGGCTGAATCAAAAAAAGCGGAAGCAAACGCAATAGCGCCCGCTTCAAAAAAATCGGCCTAGAGTTATCGATCAGGGCCGAAATCCCGTAATAAAATCCCCCGCCTCCCCTATCGCGGCCGCGGCAAGGCACTTGCGCACTACCTCCTCGGCGAACATGCGACGGCTACCGTCTTGACACCATGACTTTTCCCACGCTTCTTTTTCCCATTCAAAATACTCGTTAACGTCTTGAAGCGCCTTCCGCATTCTCTCGTTCTCATCCCACAGCCTGTTATTTTCTTCCCCTTCATCTCTGAGTGTATCAAGAGCTACTGCTAAGTTGTCCTCAAGCCCGTCGTTCTGCTCGATCAGATAGGCGAGGTCGGATGGAGCGTGTGCTATCAAACTCATGTTCTCGTTAATGGGGGGATGATTCAAGTTAAACGCGGCTTCACAAATCCGGTTATCAAATTTAGCGAATCGACCATCCTTTCCATTACTGACATACTTGACGCCATGGTTATCATGCGGAGTCCACGGCCCCGGCGTAGCAGCCTTCAGTCTTGCTTTTATTTCCGCGATTCTGTCAATCATGGTTGTAATCCCTTCCTAACGTAATTTTGTGAAGTGATGGGTAGTCCTTTAATTGTTCTAGTTCCGCTTTTATTTCTTCCACAGTGGCGTCACGATCTTTTTCTTTTCCACACTGGGAGCACATCTGGCCCACTTTTTTAGCGATGATAAATGGTGTTCTGCAAAGATCCTTAAACGTGCAACAGCCGTCGTTCAGACAGTCCGCTTTGCGCGACGAATACGTGACATCCCAATGTGCACTGACGACAAAGGACTTATCGCACGCGTAGCACTCAATCTCTGTTTCTTCGTCCTGCCCAATAGGATCACTGTCATACTCAAACGATTCTTTACAATACGGGCATTCAATATCTTCCATTACCTATTCTCCTCACCACTGGCGTCGGCCAGGGATTTGGACTGAATGCGATCAATAATTGCTCGGATATAGTCATGCCACCACGACACGTTCCCACCGCCATAATCAGACAAGTTTCCTTCGTCGTGAGTGTAGACATCACGAAGTATTTCAATCAGCCTCTCATTCTCGGCGCGGGATTCGGCGAGCTCCGATTTTGTCACAGCTAATGCTACCTCTAAACCAATCTTCTGACCCTTCAGCGCCTCGCAATCGCAGCGGGATTTCTGCCATGAGACACCGGCTAAAAATGCCCTATTTGCCGCCCACGACTCAGTCAGTCCTTGGAGTGCCAATTTCAGATATTCCTCAACCGCCTTGATTTCGTCTTGTGTGGTCATAGACCACGCAGCCTCAACTCATACTTTAGATTTTCAGAAATACAAATACACTGTGGACGCTCTAGCTCAACTTTCATTTGAGCAAACAAAGCTGCCTCTCTAACTTCACCGGGGGATAAAGTTTGCTCCCGAATAAGACTTACAAGTAAGTCTACAACCTTACTAAACATAGGGTCTTTAAAATATCGTTCATCTAGATTCTTCATTTCTCACTCCTCATCTCTGCGAGAATATTCGCACGACAACTACATCCATGCAGGTAACCCTCGTCTGGTCCCGCCGCCATCTCCGCCGCTCGCTCCATTCCGGCGCGGTACCCGTCCTCATAGCTACGTAATTGAATCTCATATCTCCAAGCATCTCTGACAACACCATCATTTAGCCATTTTTTAGCCTTCTCGCGTGCTGTCTTCGGTTCAATCGCCCCCGAACAGTCCAAGCCCTCGTAAACGTGTGGGGTTGTCATGTGCCCAACCCCATCTTGTGAAAACAAAACGCCAGCAATGATCCGACTCCTAGAAGGACTGGAACGCTAACCAAAATCATAACCATGACCTTCCACCCATAAACCAGTATCAATATGCCAGCAATGATCAAAACCCATGCAATTATAATGTCCATTTCTCACCCCACATCCCTTCCCGCCGCGCAAATCGACATAATCAACACCCCACAAAACAATCCCGCCATGAACAAACCTATGAACATTTTGACCCCCTTCATAATCCGGGCTTATTCCCGGAAAGTTGTTAAACCCATTAACCGCATGAACGCTTCACGCGCTTGAACCGGAACCACGCTATTGCCCAATCCTCTAGCTCGGTCCACCGAACAGGATATCCCATCGCCTGCTCGATCCACTCTGGGTGTAATTTCCCCTTTGGGTGTCCGGGCAATTCCCCTCGTTTGGCCCGAACTGTGATGCTCCAACGGTCTCTTCCCGACGGCGTTATCCCGTCCGATTTTCTCCCAACGTTCTTGCCGTAGTCGCATGCGGTTGGCGTAGGCAAGAAGGAACCATCGTTCACGAATATGGACGGCTCCAACCTCTGCGGCTGATACAACCGTCCATCGACAATCGTACCCGAGCGCAGCGAACTCCAAGAGAACTCGATCAAGCCCTCGAACAGTGATAGCTGGGACGTTTTCCAAGAAAACGAAGAGAGGTCGAAACTCGCTAACCAATCGGATGACTTCAAAGAATAGTCCACTTCGCTCTCCTCCCAGGCCTTTTCCAGTTCCTGCAACGCTAAGGTCCTGGCACGGGAATCCTCCGACGATAATGTCAATGGGAGTTCGTTCCAGGTCGGAGCGTTTAAGGGTTCTAACGTCATCCCATATTGGAGCCTTTCGGATTTGCCCCGATGCCATTCGCGACAAAAGGACTCCCTGGCAGTATGGGTCTGCCTCACAATAAGCGGCTGGGGATACCCATGGAGATAAGCCGAGGTAAAACCCGCCGATTCCGCTAAATAAATCCAAGCCATTAAGCATCCTTTTTAAACCCTATTTTTTGCCTTTTGCTGAAGATCAAGAAGCCTGTGAATCTCTCGAGCACACTCACACGCCGCACGCGCTGTCCTGGGCGTCTTTTCCGTTTTGGTCACTTCCTTCGCGAGCGAGAACAAGTATTCTGCCAAGCTCACTGAGATAGGCATCGATGTCGATATGGCCGGCGGCTGCTTGTTGCCTGAGCCTTGTAAGCCCGTGGAGTGGATTTCGTTTTTTGCTTCTTTCATGCGTTTTCCTCAACTTTTCGATTCTATGTTTCGCGTACCAGCGCTTATGCAAACCATTCCGGGAAGCTCGCGCCATGATCAATTTCCACTTCCCAGAATTTTCCCTCCGCCATTTCGCGATCCTCTGGGCATTCCATCCCGGCGGTCGCCGGCGGAAGTAAGCCCGACACGAGGCGTTCCTTTTCTCTCTCACGCCAGGCTTCAAGTTCTGCTTTTGAGCGTACAACCTGATCCGGTCTTTGTTCATCGAGCGCCATTTCGAGTGATAAGCCTTTTTGTATTCCCTTGAGCCTTTGACTAATCCGGCTCTCAGTAACTCCGAAACAATCTGCAATCTCCCGTGCTGTGAATCCCCACTCATAACGCAGCTTAACCATGACCCTCTCTAACCCTTGCAGGCTTCCAATAATGTTCTCAAAATCTCTTCCGATTGCCTCAGGAGCCGCAACGCCTCGTGCGTCCTCCACTGGGACCATTCGGAGCCGCTGTCTCCGATGTTCATTGCGACTAAACCCAAGCACTCGATATTTTCCTCGAATAAGATCTCCAACTGCTTGATCAATGGTCTGGTGTTGACCCCTGCCTTCGCAGAACTTGAGAAGCACTTCTTGAGCAATATCTTCAGCATCGTTAACCCATCCCATTCGACTCGCAGACAGTTTAGCCCGCTTTAAAAACTTGATGGCCTGATCTGGCGTCAAGCGCTCTCTCAACCAGTAGCCCCTTTCACCTGGATGCCATTCCGAGCTGGAATCTTTTTGCAAGGCTGACAAATCATGTCTCGATTCATCACAAGTTTTCCGCAGCCTTTTAGGCACGGCTTGTAGCCCTTCTGCCAAAGGCTCGGTTTATGTTTCTTTTTTTGAATTACAGGCTCACTCATTTTTCCTCCTTGGCGGACTCTTTCACCTGAACGTACAGAAATCCTTTTTTTGGCTTGGCTTTGCGCCACTCATATCGGGGGAAACCGATCACACTCGGCTTATCGTCCACGATCACGCCACAATTTTTCAGCGCATCGATCACGTGTTTAAAACCGATGACCAGGCCGTCGCAATCGGGCTCTACTGAAGAAAACCGGACGCAGATCAGTTCAGCCTTGGCAAGCGGCTTAGGCGGCTTGCTGCTACCCACAAGAGCCATGACGGTGCATTTGAGTGCCATGATCTCCTGGCGCTCGTTCCAGTGATTACCGCGGCGGCCGCTCCGATTGCCCATTTTGTAGAGTCCCGGGATAACAATTTTGAGCAGGTACGGCTCGTGTGACTGTTTTTCAGATTTCATGGGCGCCCTTCTCGAGAAGCGGATGCCACAGTTTTGGACATCCGAACTCATCCGTGAAGGTCCAGCCGACCCTTGCCAGCAGGTTGCGAAACCTCGGATTTTGCTCCAGGAACCTGACCCAACTTTTTCCCCACTGGATGTGGCAGGTTCTACATTTCGGCCAGAGATTAAACGGCGCATCAGGCCCTCCTGACCCACGGGTTTTGATATGGGACGGATCTATTGGGTTTGCGGGATTTCCGGGAGGGCGTCCGCAAACGACGCAAGACATTGTCTTGATTTCCGCGAAGAGCTTTTTGTCCCTGAGTCGCTTGGGTTTCGCTAGATTAATCTCGATCATGAGCACACCTCGAAATTCTTGAGCATCGAAAAGTTCCACCGTGCGGACGCACTTCGGTTGCGTTCTCCTGCCGGGCAATCGCACCGAAACGCATGATCGCCGCAAACGTCCCCCTTTCGCCGTGCAAACAGTGCCCCGGTGTCCTGACAACGCGTGCATTTAGCCCGTGGGCCAGTTTTCGAGAGATTATCGAGCATTCGTAAAACCGACTCCCATTCGGCGTCCGTGAGGTCAGCGGTTATGCGCTTGATAATCGCACTCGCGATCATCGACGTGTCGTCGCGGGAAAACGCACTCTCGAACTCTTTTGCCGTGACTCGCTCTTCTTGCTTTTTCTGACCCCACAATTGCTCGCGCTCTTTCGAGGCAGCTTCGCGGAAGTCCGGCAAAAGCGGCGCCTGACGAAGCTCTCCGACGAATCGGTCCACAATCCGAATGAACGTTTCGTTTGAAAGCAGAGAGACCTCTTTCCAAATCAAAGCAATGCGCTCGGAACCGTACGCATTCTTTCCAAAAGTCTCCGAAAGCCTGCCGACCTGAACCTGAAATTCAGCTGGCGTCATGCGACCTCCGATCCGAACACTTTCGTCCAGTCGACGCCGTCGGCCGATTCTTTGCCGGCTCCGATATTCACAAGCCGCTCAATGCGATCACGGTGCAGGTAGATGCTCAGCGAGACAAAATTCTTCGGGTCAAACGTCTTGCCTTTGGTCTGTTTCCTGGCGCCCAGGAAGGCAAGCTTTACCCAATCAGCCCCATAGCGTTGGACAGCTTGACCTATTGCGACTTCATCCCGTTCCCCGATTGGACGCCCAATCTCGAAATGCTTCAACGTCGCTTCCCATTCCTGGATGCAGTCCTGGATATGCTCCGAGACACACGCGCGCGCATTTGTATTTGTTTTTTGAACAGGAGAAAGAGCAAGAGCGGGAACGGGAGCGGGAACAGGAGCAAGAGGGCTTGCGGAATCAAGTTCCGCTTGCCGGAAATCAGTTTCGGCACCCGAACGGGACCCTATAGGCACGTTTCGTCCAAAGCCGAATTTCTCAGACCGAGCCTCACCGCCCTTTTTCGCCGCTTCAACTTTTTGCCGGTACCATTCAAAATGCTTCTTGGCCCCCAGCGCGTGAAAACCCTCATCGAATGGGACAGCCCATCCGCTTTCGATCATGTCAGAAAAGCCCTTAGATCGGAGGTCATCCCCTGACATGGGCTCACCCCTCCCCCATGCCTTTTGAGCGATTCTAAAGAATCTCAGGAGCCTCCCCAATGCCTTATCTCGATCGCCGCCAATCAATTCCAATAAACGCCAAAACTCATCCTGAGCTTCGACGTCATCCTCAAAATTTATCCTTGCCATATGCTCCCTCAGACGCTCTCAGACGCACTCGACGTGCGCCGTGCTGTACTTCTTTCATCCGTGATGGAGACGCCCCACTACCGTCCTTGGCGGCGGGGTAATGCTGGAATGACTTAAACCTTGGAACGCTTGGATCGAGAGAGGTCGCTTGCCTTCGGATAACTCGCGAAATGCGAAACGAAGGCTTCGACCCGTACCGCGACTTCAACGCCGGTCAGGTCTCTCTCGACTTTGTAGACCGGTGCCTGGGTATCGAGTGGGACAGTCCGTCCCTCGGGTCCTTGGATGAAGATCAAGGGCATGCCGCAGCCGCGACAATTGCGCCGGAGTACCTCACTCATGATCGCACCTCGAGCAGACCTGCTACGCAGTCGGGACATAAACAGAACGGCTGTAGACTTATTAGGTCAGGCTTTTGGAAGCGCCTTGATTTAAAAAACAGTTGAAGATTTATTCCCTCACTCAACATTTCTAACCCCACTTTTTAGGAATCGGCCTTTCCCGTGTTAAAGAACACAGGTAGAACAGACTCTGGAAAAAACGATGAAATCGGACGAAAATCACAACGTATGTGACCTCATCATTTTTCCTTTGTTTTTCGGGGTTTGCGTTAGATTTTAAGAGTTTACAGAACTAGCTTTGTGAGAGTTCGATTCTCTCCGGAGCCACCATAAACTTAAACCAAAACAACCCCTTAAAACTTGCCACCCTCGACGCTAGAACACAGGTAGAACACTCTACTTGGTCCGGACGAGGGGTAATACACCGGCTAACTGCTCATCACCGCCAATTTCAAAAGCCTCCATTTTTTCAACAAGCGTCGACCCAACGTGCCGCTTGTACTTTTCAGTCACTTTTACCGAAGAATGGTTGAGTATTTCACACAACTTATAAATGCTGCCGCCATTCTCAAGATATTGAGTGGCATAGGTATGCCGCAGTGCGTGAGGTTTAAGATATTTAATCCCCCATCCCACCTTCTGCATCTTCTTGATCGTCCGCTCGTGGGAGTGCCAAATTTTATGATCACCTAGATAAATCCCCACCGAGTCATGAACGATCCAATCAGTCGGACGACTAAATGAAGTGGTATTCCTCCACGCGATAAGAGCAGCCCGGAGCTTCTGAGTTAGTCCGACCTTATGAGGGGCATTACCCGCCTTGGTCCCTGGCTCAAATCCTTCCTCTTTAAGTCCGTCCCGATCTTTCCGCCGAAACCATTTCCGACGGAACGTGATCACTCCGGTTTCAAAATTGACATCTTCCCATTTCAGTCCAATCACGTTACCCATTCGCTGGCCCGTGTTCAGACTGATTAACGTAAAAATATGAAACGCCGGGTAGTTGTCCGTCCTGGCATGGCTCAAATACGCCCGGATCTGATCGACGGTTTCCAGAAACTCGATCTCCCCACTTTCGCCGCTCTGCTCGAGTGGATCAATATCGGAGATCGGATTTTCCTTGGAGCATTTCAGAGTTTTTCGGGCAACGTTGTAAAACCGACTCAAAAGCGCCCGAATGAGATTCGACGTCGTAGGGCTCAAGCCATACTCAGTCACGAGCAAACCGGGAGAATTCGTCTCTCCGTCGCCAAGAAGCTTTTTCCAATCGTCCGAATCGACATCATGCATGTAACGCTTCCCGAAATACGGGAGCACATATTTCGTCATCCGAAACAAATCGTGCCGATAAGTCTTTTGATTCACTCTCGCGATCAGAAATGTTTTTGCGGCGTCCTCGACAAGCATCGGACGGAATTTCTTTTTCTTGTTCTCAATTATCCAATCGTCCTCGAGAACCTCCTGGACGGCATTGAGTTCCGGATGCTGGCTTAAGATGAGCTTTTGTTTTACGTCGATTGCGCGCTCGTATTCTTCGCGCATTTTTCGCTGCCATGCGCGCGCGGAGGTCGCGGACGAAAAGCTTTCGCGGTAGAGCTTTCCAGCTAACCGGATCCCGTACTGCTTCTTTTTGATCAGGCTTTTTTTATGAAGCGGTTTGGGCGCCATTCAACATTAACTCCTGCAAACAGGACACACTGATGCGAATTCTCCGCTTATTGACCCCAAGCCTGATCGGAACAATGAATCCGGAATAAATCCAGGCGTAAATAGTGCTGGGCCTAAGCTTAAGTTTATCAGCCGCCTCTTTCACCGTCAGCAAATCAGGGAGATCCTCAACTCGCTTCGCTTTGACGAATTGGGCTCGCTTTTGTTGAACAGCCGCCCTGGCATGGCGTAATTTCAAAACACTTGCCATTTTAACTTCTGAAGTAGCCTCAGTCACATTCGTTTTAGTCTCAGAACCAATCGTACTCATCCAGTTAGTGTCGTAATTCCAAATTGGCTTCATTCCCTGCCCCCCTTTTTTTTTCTGTTCAGTCGTCCTCTGTATGCCTAGAGTACACCTAGAGTGTTCCAGGGATGTCGGTCCTCAATCCACTGAGGAGTAACCCCAGAAATCCCGTAATAGCGAACGAGCATGAGATAATACTCAACGAGCCCCATCTCCCAAGTCCATACGATCGGCCTAAAATGCTTCGCCTCTGGTCCTTTTGTCTCCATCCGAAATTCACCACGAATGCCCCGGACTCCGCGGTACTGCATCCGAACTGGCTGAGCCGTTTCAAATGTGAAAAGGACTTCAACACGCCGCACAAGTGCCTCCCTCATTCCATTTCCCCACGATCCCTCGCCAGGCGTCGAAGGTCCTGAATTTGCCCATGGAACAATTGTATGACCAGCTCCATGGTTTTTAAGGTTCTATCGGTCTCGGTTACGAGGCGGTCGTTTTGCATCTTGAGAGCCGAGATCTCAGCCTTTAGCCAATGGATCTCGTTCACTTCGTGAGACTCCTCAGACATTTTCTTACCGAACTCTGAGGAGAAGACCGACGACGAGTAATTCATGCGAACCTCACGTCGTCAATCCCGAGGTAATCCATAACCGCACCCTTGCAGATTAATTCGATGTCAATTGTCTTGAAGTTCTGTCGAAACTGCTCAGCGATTCTGATGACCGCGTACTGCTGAATCTCAGCTCGATGCTCTGAACTCAATCCTTCAATCTCCGATGCAATACCGTTGATGGGTTCTTTCCAAAACCTATCGAACCATTCGCACACGCTGAGTCGGCATGCCTCCTGCGTCAGCGGTTCGATAGGCACCAATTCCAACTTCACTCCATTCTCAACTATCGTTTCCATGGTTTCTCCTCACTCCAGCCCGTACGTGCGACGTTTCCGCCAAAGCGTGGACAGGTTAATCCCAAGGATGCCCGCGGCCTCTTCAAGCGTCTGCGCGGCGTCCAACACGAATTTGATATGTTTCCGTTCCACTTCTTCGAGGGTGCCCTCGTACTGCTCCGTGGGAGTGAAGACAGGTCGAATATCGTTCATGGCCTCGACAACGATAATCGTCCGGTCTCGACGTTGAATTACTTTTGAAAGCTCAATCTGCATAAAACTCCACCCTCTGGATATAGAAATCCCTACGTTTCATGACGCCTTGCAAAACTATTCTAAATCTGATAAACGCCCTGCGTTAGGCTGTTATGGCCTCAGGGAGGAACAGCGCGGCAACGCTGACCCCTATTTCTGCGGCTAACGCCCCAAGAATCCGTTCACGATTCCTGGGCGGCAAGTAACCCTGTTCCATCTGACTCAAGAGGCTTGGCGAAACCCCTAAACGCCCTGCAAGGCAATAGTGGGTAATTCCCTTTGTTTGCTTCACTTCGGTAATCATTTTTCCGTTTAGCCGTCCGCTATACATACATACGTTATAGCGCCAAATGCAATCACATGCAACGTCTAATTGCATTTGGCGCTATAAACATAGTTCGTTTTTGATGGGATGATAAGTCTAAGTGAACACTAGAGAATGCGTGGCCCATAATTTAAAAGAGCTGAGAGCTAAGGCTAAACTCACTCAGGAAAGCATGGCTCAGAAAGCCAACCTTTCCCAAACTGCTATTGCCCGCCTCGAAACAAAGGCCACATATCCAGAGGAATCCACCATTAAAGCGTTAGCGGATTTGCTTGGCTGTGAAGAAAGCCGCCTATTTCAAGATCCTGACTTAGTGCAACAGTCAGCCAAGCCATCACCCACCCTAGTCGAACTCGCCCAAAAAATCGCAGAACAGGCCCAGGAGATCGAGCGGCTCAAGTCCGCCTCAATTCAGGTCGAAAAAACGGAAGTACCCTCGCTTAGGGACCCCCTACTCGCCCGTGTAGCCCGGCTGG